CCAGAGGTTTGATTGCTAATCACATACAAGTTGACTACTGGCGGAAAATATACAGTTACGTTACCAGTAAGTGTTCCAATAAACGTTTGAATCGTATTGGATGCTTCCGAGGCGGTTAGCGTGACCGTTCCTGATGTCAGTGATTTTGTTGTCGCGGTAAAGTTGAACAAGGTGCTAACACCGTATCCCACCGTAATAAAACTTGTTCCGTTGCAAATAATGAAAGCAGACTCTGATGGCGCAAACGCTTTTGAGGTTGCTGCGTCCAAAAGTTCACTAGACGTGGTCGTCATGTTGACAACGCCAGTCCCGTTATTTTTAAACAGGCAAAACCAATTGTTGCCTAAGGTGCTTGCAAGTGGCAGGGTCACCGTGGTTGTGCCGCCTGATGAAGGCCACTCTAATACTTGCGCCCTGTCAGCACCGCTGAAGACGTATGAGGCGGTCAAACTTGTGACTGGGTGGCTTTGATTCAGGGTCAGGCCTGAAGCCAAGAGGCCGTAACCAGCCAGCGTAGCCGCATTGGCGGTGGACGTGCCAGCGCCAAAGGTAAACACGCCCCAAGTGCCGTTTGCCGTTGAGTTGTCGGTTAGGTAGATGTAGGCCGCGACGCCGGGCAAAATCGTCGTGATCGTGCCCAAATTGGTATTCGTAACCTCCAAATTGACCGCGCCCAAATTTCTAATCAAGGCATCCGTACCAACGGACGTTTGACTTGCTGGAGGCATCAGCAGCTTGTACGCAAAGTTTGGCGTTTGGATATCCATGATGCGAGCGGCAACATTGGAGGCATCCGTACCGTTTGCAGGCCACGTCAACTGTAAAGATGCCGCTAGCGTATAGCTGACATAACTTACATCCGTAGGGACTACGACATCCCCTGTAAATGGTGAAATATATGAAGTCATGAGTCGAGCGCTATTGCTTGTCGGTCACCAACCCGCGATTTGTCTTCTTCCTTCAATGCGGTGATGATTTGCGAATACTGTGCTTGCCACATTTGTAAACGCTCGTCGTTTTTGAGGAAGGGCATTGCTTGCAACAATGTGCCATACAACATTGCCTGAGGGGCATATTGCGTAAACCAGTTTGTTTGATTGGTGCTGTCCAGTGGCTGCACGCGCTCGTAATAGCTGACTTCCATTGAGTAAGCCAAATCAGGCGTGGGTGCCACCAACCAATGCGTGTAATCGTAATCGCCGTAATATTTTGGTACGTCTGTGTCAGTGGTGGACGGCCAATACTCGCGCAGGAACTCATATTTGCGCAAGAACAAGGGCTGCCGATTGCCAGCAACCGTCATGTTCATCGAAACCGTTTTGTGCCAGCGAGCGGGTTTTTGAATTATTGATTGACCAGCAACAAGCGTAAAGTTTCCAACGCTCAGATTTCCAAGGAATTTTAAATCTGCGGCGAGCACTTGCTCGGCCAACATAATAAAAGTCGGAATGTAAGCTATCGTTGTTGCGTCAGTTCGCTCTAAATAAGCTTCAACGCTGGTGACCAAATTGGCATAAGTCTGCGCCACTGCTGTTGCCATAACCTGCTGCCTTTCGCTTGTTTGCCCTACACCTGCTTCATTTTAAGTTGTCTGCCCAGATTACGCAAACGCTCTTGTGCCCGATTTGTCAATAATTAGCGCCATGGAGCGGGGTTCCGCCTCATCGGTGTTGGGGATTGAAACATGCGTCCATCGGTCGAACTCGCGGATTACTTGGTCGTATGGGAGATTGGCCGCAATAATTGCATTAACCACCTCATTTGGGGTCATCCCAACGACTCGGATATCAGCCGCGCAGCCACGTCGATGCTGTGACCGCTCGGTCGAACCCACCGCTTGGTTGACCTCCGCACTGCGAAACGCACTATTCACGATCACTGGCTTGCCGCCCACGGCCTCTTTCACCTGCTCAAGAAACTGGGCCAGACGCACCAAATTAGCCAGTTCGGCATCATTTGGGGAGTTATCGTATTGCCTGTGATCTGTGTGCGTCAGTTCTTCGAGGGTGAAATTTGGTGACAGGTTCATTTAAGACTCCTTACTTTTTCGTATTGGTCGATGCAGGTGTTGAGGCTGCGGATGGCTTCGTCGCCTCGGCTGGTGAGATCGACAAGAGCTTGAGCAATTCTTGGGTCAAGCTCGGCTCTTGTTTCTGTATCTCCGCTGGGAGCGGGGGCATCTGCGGTGGCTGGTACGGGGCAGTTGGGCGCTTTGACAGGAATGAACAGCTTACGCTCGCCAGAGGCAAGATCAGTACGCAACTTAGTTTCTTTAATCCGTGCAACATCGTTGGCTTTCCTTAAAGTTTGGGCATAGGTCTGGGCTACCACCGCCATGCGTTGTTCAGTTTCTCGCGCCTCGCTGTTTAAGCGGGCAATCTCCACTTGTTGACGATCTTGCTCGGCTTGTGACCCCTTCCAGTATCCGCCACCAAAAGCGGAAAACACCGTCAAAGCAATGAAGAGCAGAACGTACGGGTTAAGCAGGCTCATGGTGTTTGCCCGTCGTTATCGTTGGCTTCTGCTTTTGCAATCGCATTTGCCACAGCCCTTACACCAGACCGCCCAGCAACACCACCTAAAACGCCAGTGATGAAAACCATGATGGTTGAAATTTGCTGCGTGTACACGCGGTCAATCGCCGCCATTTGGCCGTTCATTGGCTGTTGAACAAACGAAACCGAGTAGAGAAACATGCCCATGGAAGCCAGCAAAATGGTTACCAAAACAACAATAACGAAAGCCCAAACCCTTACCTCAATTTCATCGGCGGTCAAACGGTTTTTTTGTCTATACACTACGGTTGCCATTACTTTTTCTCCTCATCGGGTTTTATGAGCATTTCAGGGCAAGTGCCAGTTGCGGTGCAAATTGGCGGTTTGCATTCAGGAATTTCCCAATTTCTTGGATCTTGGCATGGGTATCTGAAGCGGTCTTCGCACCCCACCAAGCACAGGATTATCAGTGAAAGAATTAGGCTGTTTGCGGTTTTTTTCACGTTGATCTCTCTCAATTCGTTTTTCAATTTTTTCTATTTTCTCCAAAGCTTTTTCGGCTCTGGTGGCAATTGTCAAATTGTCCAACATCATCATGCCCACCAAGGGCAGGAGCAAAACCACCAGTACACAAGCCGCCAACCAGCCCATCACGCTTTTCCAATCCTGTTTAAGACGGCGAGGAGGAGCCACAAATAAAGGAGGAATAGGATAGTCACCATTAGGTACGTTACCTTTTCGTTGTGAAGTCGCTCCTGCTCTTTTCGTAACCATGCATCTTCATCTCGCTTCTTTCGGGCTTTGTCCTGCTCTACCTTTATCACGTTGCGCATCTCGAGCGTCTTTGACCACATGGCACCCATCTCTGGCGGGGTGTTATAGATCATTGCCTCGCGAATTTCCGTTTCCAACTGGGCGAGCCTGTCTTTGATTAACACGCGCTGGAGGGCCGACTCCATAACCGAATGGGATGTATCAACTTCTGTTTGTGATTTTTTTTCTTCGATCCTCAGATGCTCAATCAACTGCTCCTGAATTTTAAAAAAATTTGTCAACTGAACGACGATGTCAGACATCACCGCATGTTCGTCGATCGCTACATACTTTGTCTTTTTTCTTGTCGCTTGCGCCAGAGGCTTGGCTTTTGATTTTTTTCCAAAGAGCTTTTGCCAGAATGTTGTGACCTCGTTGGCGATACCAGCAACTTCTTCATAAGTGGACTTGACTTCCAAGAAAGAAGCTTTGGCCTGCCTGTAAAGCTCGGCACCTTCTTTGATGGCGACGCAGCAGGCATTTGCTGCGAGCAACAGGCTGAGCGGATCGATCTCATAATCCTAAAAGATTTTTGACGAAATCGGCAGCCACACCCGGGCCAAACAGCACGCAAATCATCAACGCGTACAACAGGTACTCGATCTTCGTCATGCGCTTATCACCCTCCGCTAGCGACTTTTGGATAGCCTCATAACGGGTTGCGCACACAGCCTCGTGGACTGCAAAATCTTTTTCAAGTTGCTCCATCGCCGCCTTCGCTTTCTTCCACCTTGGGAACAAGGCTCGCTCTGTACTCGCTTTGAATTTTTTCAATAAGCTGAAAAACCTCTTCGTACGGACGCTTGCTTAAATAAGCCACGACTTGGTTTGTTAGCTCTAGGCTCAGTGTTACTTTTGCTTCGTTCATTTATCACTCCGTTACGTTAGTGGGTTTTGTCGGCCATACGATTGAACTTGTGTTTCTTGCGTCCGTGACGTTTTTTGTTATGTCTCTTAGAGCTTGTCGGTATTCCAGCCAAACCGATTTAATTTCTGCTGGAACGTCTTCCAATTGCGTCCAGTCGCATTCTTTCAGAAGCAAGGTTCTGTGAAATCGAACATTTTGCATCGACGAAGATTTTTGCGCTTCAATTTCTTCGCTTGTCAAAGGCTTGGCTTTAACAATGTAAACATACTCACCTTCTTCATAAGGCTCGCACTGTTCAAGCACCTCAGTCAACGGATCATGTGTTTTATGCGAATAGCAAAATTTTGCATTGTTTTCAGTTAAAAACTCTTGATTTGGCCCGCTTTCAGGAAACCCTGTTGTTGGAAACAACTCATGCGGAAAACCCACAACTATGGGAGTAGACAAAATTGCAATTTTCATTTGTTTTCCTCTTAACTATCTGGAAACGCCGCCGTTGGAGGCGTAAAGTTAGCTGTGTAAACTGGGTATCTAGAAATTCTAAATTCGTCTATATACCCGCTCAAAAGCTTAGTGGTGTTTTCATAGCCACCTAACGTCAAATACGATGCGGTGTAATCAGTGTTGTCTGTAGCGGTAAGCGCTGCGTCTTGTATTCCGTTGATATAAACTCGAATAGTTCCAGTCAAGGAAAACGGCGAGTTAACCTGCACGGTTGTTCTAACCACCGCAACGTGGTTCCATGTGTCGTACGGCAATAAGCTTGCTGTGCCTAGCGCGGAACTCGCTGTCCCATAAAAGAGCTTTGCGTTGTTTGAGCTACCAATGCCAAGCGCAACGCCGCCAACTCCACCAAAACCGCCAGAGGTAGTATTTATTTGGAAAAACCCTCTATCGGCAATGGATGAAGCTATCCAGACAAAACACTCGATTGTAAAAGAGCCGCGCCCAAACGTAATATTTCCACCGAAGGATGAATCTAAATAGTAATTAGTAAAATATTCATTTGTTCCTGCATTAACTTTAAAAGACGATGTGCCGTATTTCACTTGCGTTGTAGAGTCATATGGTGGAAACGTAGCGCCAACTAAATTGGCTTTTCCCGTTTGGTCTATCATGCCGCCGCCTTGATTCAATAGCAACTTGCAGTTAGCAGAAGGCGTGTTGGTGTTTGGGCTAGTGGGCAGCGAAAAAGTTCCGTTGTAAGACCCTACCCCTTTCAGGACTCGAAGGCTAGCCATCCTAGCTCCAAGGCTTTTTGGGTTACCAATTAAAAGCTGGGCTGAACTTCCTGTGTTGTAATTTGTAGTTAGTGTGGAGCCGATTTGAGCGCCGTTTATAAAAAAACGCGTTTCCGTGGCCGAAACTCTTGACAAGGCAATATAGCACCACTGTCCAAAAAATTGTGTTGCATTATAAGCAGTGTTGGCAAAATATTTTGTGCCGTTTATTTGAACCGTCCAAGCAAAAGAGTTGACAGAATCAGTGTATATGCGGATCTCTTGCGATCCGGGGGTGGCGCTGATGTTGATAAAATCTATTCCGCGAGTGGCATCCATAATGTATGCCCAAAACTCAATTGTGTAAGCACCGTTGCCCATCCCAAAATCCGCAGTAGAGGAGATGCTGTACGTTGAGTTCCCTGCGGTTCCTGACGTTCCAGACACGGGCACACTAACAGGCCCTATACTGCCACCAAAAGTGGCGTTGCTCCACGGCACAAGCGAAGTTGGTGCGGTGCGCGACGCAAGACCAAATGGGCTTTCAGCAACAATGACTGGGTGTGTTCCAGTCCAATCTGTAGCCAAGCCTGATCCGTCCAATGGGCGATATATTATCAAGTCCGAAGTACCAGCAGTTCCTTGGTTAAGGAATGGCCTTACAAAAGCTAAAAATTTACAATCAGTCCCAGTGATAGCAGCTATGTTTGTGCCCGCTGATTGCGTAGGTGTTAATGGCGAGGTTGGTACAGTAAAGTTTCCAGTATAAACCGCAACATTAGCCGTCATTCGCAGGTTGCTAATTAAGCCGTTAAACGGGTCGCCGCTGCCGCTGCCAGCGGTGTTGTTGTCAGTGCAAGCAAGATAAGTAGCGCCGCTTGCTGGCGAAAAGTTAGTAGACAAAGTGATAACGTTAGCATCTTGAACGCCGTTTAGGTAGCTCCTCATCGTTGTACCAGTTCGGACAAAAGCAACATGGATCCACTCTCCTATTGGGGGCCTTGAGGCCATGTCGTAAAGCACGGCACCGCTTTGTCCATACAAAACAAAATTTTCTCCGTAAGCTGGATGACCATACCAGCACCCTAAACGGGTTACACCATTGTTGGCATCTATATTAAAAACAGTGTAGGCTGGACTGACGGCTGCTTTACGCAAAAGACAAAAGAACTCAATCGTAAAGGATCCAGCCCCCATTTGTATTGTGGTGCAGATCAAGCGGGGGGCAGGGTTGCTTAATCTGCAATCTATAGAGTAGCACGCAGAAAATGGGTTTGATGTGGATGACGGAAAAGAGTTAAGTGGAGCCGAAATTGTGGCTGACTTTGGCGGAGATGATTGATCACTAAATCCACCAGCTGCTAAGGCTTCAAAATTTCCTTCGTCAAAATGATATAACGCCTCAACAGTTCGCCAAGGCGGGTTTGTTGCAGGTGGGTTTGGAGGGGCCTGTACTCCTTTTGTGCCTTTGATTGCTGAACTGAACATATTAGTAATTTAACCCCACAGATTGACCGTACGTGTTGGTGCCGTCACAGAAAAAAGCAAAGATATCAAATTTTCCATTTGCGCTGGTGGTTGTAGGGGTAGTGCCGCCGGGGAACTTGAGCGTCGAACCACCCGAGAAAGTCACAGAAAATGAACCAGTGTAAGTTAATCTTAACAAATATGATTTGCCAGAAACTGATGAAGGCAAAACAATTGACGCATTAGCATTTAAGGTCAAAGCCTGATAGGTTCCATTCGCCAAATCAATTGTGAAAGATGATCCAGTTGCTGAAAAAACTTGTTCTGTGTAATTTGTAACGGTTGGGTTTGTGAGCGCTGGGGTGGTGTTAAGAACGACAGAACCTGTGCCAGTGCTAGCTGTTACACCAGTACCGCCATTTGCTACCGCCAAGGTGCCCGCCACAGTGACGGCCCCAGTTGTAGCTGTGGATGGGGTCAGCCCTGTGGTGCCAAAACTAATGGAGGTAACGCCGCCACTCGCGGCAGTCGCCCATGTAGGTGCTGTGCCTCCACCATTGACGGTCAATACTTGTCCAGCGGTGCCAATACCTAGCTTGGTAAACGATGTGCCTGAGGCAAAATAAACTATGTCACCCGCAGTGAACGAAGATAATCCTGTGCCACCATTTGCTAAAAGCAATGTGCCCGTAAGATCAGTCGCTGCAACATCGCCCCAAGTCGGAGCCAAGCCCGCTGTACCAGTGCCTGTTTGGCTTAAAAACTTTTTGCTGGTGGTTATATTGGCCGTAACCTTGTCCAGCGTGGTTGTTGTATTTGCATACAACATTTCGCCTTGGGCATAGCTTGAAATACCTGTGCCACCGTTAACTGCAATGAGCGTGCCAGCAAGGGTAATTACCCCTGTTGTAGCCGTGCTTGGGGTAAGCCCTGTTGTCCCTCCGCTGAATGAAGAAACGCCGCTAGCCGCACCAGTTGCCCATTGCGGGGCTGTTCCTCCGCCATTTACAGTCAATATTTGCCCAGCAGTTCCAATGGCAAGCTTTGTAAACGACGTACCAGTAGCAAAATAAACTAAATCGCCTGCGGTAAACGAAGATAATCCCGTTCCACCACTGGCTAGTTCCAATGTACCTGCAAGCACTATTGCGCCTGTTGTTGCAGTATTAGGTGTAAGGCCTGTTGTGCCTGCGCTGAATGACGTTACGCCACCAGTTGATGCCGCCCACGTAGGTAGGCCTGCGGCAAGAGTAAGCACATGTCCGTTTGTGCCAGCGGTAAGCTTTGCAAGTGTGTTTATGGCTGAGGCGTAAACCAAATCGCCAGCGGCATACGTGCTAAACCCCGTACCGCCATTGCCTGAAACCAAGGTGCCAGCAACTGTCACTGCGCCACTTGTGGCTGTATTAGGCGTAAGTCCAGTGGAGCCAAATGAAATAGTGCTTACAGCAGTTATGGTTGGAGCAAACAGAGTTACCGTGCCCGCGTTATTTCGGTAGTAAAGCTTTCCATCAGCCTGATTGATGGCTAGCTCACCATTTGCCAATGCCGCAGGGACGTTGGTTGCGGTGTTTGAATAAAACAGTTGAATTGGGGTGTAGCCTGCTTGTGCCATGTTTATCCTTTATGTCGGCCCGTACTTGCCGCGATAAAGCGGCGACTGGTTGTCCTCGCCATTCAAAGGCAAATCGGGTCGCGGAAATCTTAAGTTGATTCGTTCTGTTTGCCTTGCTGGCAGCCTGTAGGGATCTAGCTCATCATTACAGCCTTGGTCGCAGACGCGAAGACCGGGGGCGTTTCGATCCTGCGACAACGCTATCAACGGTCGCTTCATCTTGCACCTATCGCAAACCGCAATAGCTATGACCGACAAGCCTTCTGTGTTTAAAAATCTAGGCATGATTACCTCGTGTACACAGAAATATTCGGTGCCCAATAAATGGGCGAATGATCCCGCTCTTCTTGTTCAGCCTCAAGCAAAAACTTGACGGCTTGGGTTTCAAGATATTGAATTTTTTCCGATGGAACGCTAGGTAGCTCCATAGACATACGGTGCGCCAAGTTCATTAGCACAGCCTCGTACCAACGTTGCGGGATCTCCACCTCGCTGTACAAAGCGCCAACGTCCATGATTTGGCGGCTGCACCACGCAACAATCTGAACGAACGCGTTGTCTGGAACAGGCCAAACGTTGATGGTTGGCAGTGGAATTGATCTATCGAACCAAAATTGAAATGGCTGATTGCCAAGAAAGTTTTTGTTTGGCAGGTTGGTGTAGTCGTCTCTGTTGAGGCGCGACATTTGTATCTCTCGACCGTTTGTGCCAAAGTAGAGTTCACGCAGAGCCAATGTGGTTGCGCCTGTTGCTCGCATTCGGTAGTAGGGAACGCTGGCCCCCGGGTCAATGTCCTGCCACACCCATACGCCGTCAGTGATGGCGACGTTTGTGCCCGTATACAGCGGGTTCCACGTTATGCCATCAGCAGAGGATTCAAAAACGTAACTCCATGTCTGCGAACCTCCACCAGACACGTAAGGCAAAAATCCAACTGACGCTACGTATGTATTTTGACCAATGCCGTAATCAATTGAAATGTTGCCAGCGGCTGAAGCTTGTTGGCAGAATGTGTCGATATCGCCATCAAATGCGTTTGCGACCACGCCACCCGCCGAGGATGCAACCGTTCCTGTTGGGCGATCCATTGTTCTGTACAAGACATTCAATGCATCAACGGTGCCCGCTGGCAATGAATAAATGTATTCTTCAGGCTTTGCGCCAACAATATTTTTTTGGATACACCAATACTGAATGCCGCGATTGGCAAGGTGGCTCAAAAAGAAAAACAACGACTCCCTAGCTGAAACCTGCTGCTCAGATGTAAGCTCTTCAGCCAATTTTCCACATCTACGCGCACCGTGCTCAATCAGTGTCTGTACGTCAATGACGGTGGTTCCAACTGTCCCTGAGTACGCCATTATTTTTCCTTACCATTTGAATGAAGACTTTGTTTTTTTAGCCGCAGAAACTTTTCCGCCTTTTTTTCTTGTCATCGCTTCTTCTCGAGGCGTAAGAGGCCGCGTTTTTAATATCTGCCTTATATCGCCTATGGTTTGAGGCCCGCTTGGCGGGGACGTTTTTGCTTTTTGCTCTATCATCTTCTTGATACCATCGGGCACGGGCACGCGCGGGCCAGACGGTGATACTGGCGGCGCAGTAACGACGGGTTTAGGTTTATTCAGCGGCATCCCAATTGGGGGTTTATTCAACGGCATCCCCATTGGGGGCCTGCTTTTACCAAATCTCATGATGTTCCTTGTTTTAAATCACCAATTTGGACAGTTCCAACGCTTTAGCGAAGCCTTTGCGCGAGGAGCGTCTCCCTTAGCATGCTCGACCACCCCAGACATTCTTGCGCAAAACGAATCTTTTCTGGCCCCGCCTTTTGGTTGTGGCGCTTTTAGATTGGAACCCGTTTCGCGATTATATTTTTCTCTGCCTTTTTTGGTAAGCCCAGCCCCTTTATTTGTTGGCAGCTTTTCACCACGTCCAACAGATAATTTAGGGTTTGCCATTTACGCCTGAGCCTCTTTCCATGAAAGCCTTGCCAGAATTGTTGCGGCTGCCGCGCCAGTGTTGGTGGCTGACACGTAAACCACATCAGGGCCGTCTGGGTAGAAACCCTGACGCGTTGTTGATAAGGTGTTTGAAAATCCACCGCCCAAAATTGAGTTACCAAGATCTCGCACGTCTCGCAAGTCCAGCGTTGTTTGGCCGTTGGTGTTTGTGAACGCCGCAATAGCTGACTCGCCACCCGTGATCGTTGCGGTTGTGGTTGTATTCAACGCGACTTGCGCCAACGAAGAACTGATTTGCGAACCAACAACTGGTCGAACAAACTGCCCTGAAAAATTGGTTACAAAGGCGTTCAATGTCAATTGAATTAGGAACGGGCCACTTGTTACAACGCCTAATTCGTAGGGCTGCAACTGCATGTGGTTCACAATTTCTTTTGCGCCAAATAAACCCGTTGTTCCGCTATCAACGGCTGGAGCTATTCGCAAAGCAATAATAGGCACGGTTGCGCCAGCGGGAATGCTGATTGTGGAAGTTGAGCCAAAATTGAAAATCAATGATTTGTCATCATCAAATCTTCCATCCATGATGACAGACGAACCCCAGTGGTTGAGCACAGTCGTTGTGTCAGGGGAAACGTATTCAACGCCAACAAGGGCCGTTGAAGTGTAAATAAAATTTTGCGCGGCAAGAGTCGCTCCAGTTTGTGCTCGAGCGCTTATCACAAAACTTGTTGCAGTTTTGAGCGAATAATTCATTATCTCTGCCGTTCCATTAACGCCAGCATTTTGCACCCTGATAGCGCCAGTTGGAGGAAACCCAGCGGTTGAAGTGACAAACAGACTTGATCCCGCAACCTCGGCTGACGAATATGTAGCGGTAATTTGAGTTGCTGGAGAAATGCCGTCCACCTCGTAGTGAGCGGGTAAATTGCCTGACCGCATGTAGGCTTCGTATTCGATGTTGCTGCTTTGCAATGAATGGCAATAAATAATTGCACCGCCAGCGGCTCTTACGCCCCAGCGAATTACGCCAGCGCCATACCACGAGTAATCAACAAACCACATTTGCATGCGGGTAAGATCCATGTTGAATCCAGAAGGGCCTGTGCCATTAAGAGGGTCTTGCCATTGTGAGCGCGGAATACGCAAGTCTCGTGTTCGTGAAACCGTAAAGCCGCCAGTTGTAGAGCCGCTGTATGACTCGCCGCGATACTCTGGCGAAATATGCAGTATGGTGTCGCTTTGAATATTTATCACGCGATACGATTGACCACGAATAACAATGTAATCGCGCACCGTAAGTTGCGTGCTAAAAGCCGTATTAAGACCTGTAACCGTTCCTGATCCAAGTGTTACTTGAACCGTCCCAGTAAGTTGCAACGTGCTATTGCGTCTAACGGCAAACAATTCTTGGCCGTCGTATTCAAAAAAAGCGCCGTTCTGCTGATCAAAAATACCCATCCTGTTTACGCTACCGTACCAACTAATTGGGCCAACTCTAAATTGAGTGGCTGTGGTGGCGGGCGAAACAGAAGGCGGTGTAATTGATTGATATGTAAAGGTGTTTAACGTTGGAGTCGTTAAAATTGTAAAATTGCCGTTGTATTCAATTTGATTACATTGCGCAATTTGCACAACCGTACCAACGGCCATATTGTGCGCACCTTGGGTTGTAACTGTAATTGTTTGCCCAAAGGAAGTTATGGATTGCGTTGGCAAAGTAGGCTGCACAGACGAACCAGTAGAAAACTGTATAGCCTTACCTGACTGATAGCGGAAGTATCTTCGGGTTTGGCGAATCAGTTGGGCGTTTGGTATTGCTGCGCCTGACGTAAACGAAACACCACCGTCGGTTGGTCGATTAACAAGAAATCCAGCGGGTCTGGAAAAAACAGTTGTGTTACCAGCGGTATTTGTAATGCCGCTTGCATTGTTAATTGATGTAAATGTAAAAGTGCTTGCAGTAGGCGCAGAGTCAACTACCCACGCTCCATTAGGCGGATTTGATCCACCCGCGCCTGTGATAAAGATCTGATTGCCCCTACTGAGGCCGTGTGGCGCAAGCGTAGTGACAGTGACGGTTGTGCCAACAGCGGTCATGGAGTTGGTGCCAATATTAAAACCGCATCTTGAAAAAAAGTTACCAGCGTAAGCGTAGGTGTTGGCAGGGTTTGCGTAGTTAGCGCCAGCGGTTACAACACCGCCCGCTCTAAACGTACACTGTAGGCCGCCAGATGACTCGACGTACCAAACGCCATCTACGTTTACGTTGAGCGAATTTTGAATAAATATTGGCTGACCAACGGCTGGCGGCGTACCAGAGGCAAGATTGAGCGTCATCATTGAGCGCGGTGATGCGCCATCAGAAGTGATGCCGCCAGAAAAATTTATTGCAATCGGAACTTGTGGGTCGAAATAAATACTTGGCCGATTGTTTTGCAACGAAATAGATTCCCACTTTGTGGGTTGCAAGCCGTACTCAAAGTCGGTGTCAATCAGCGACTGAGGCAATGAAACGCGGAGCTTATCAACGCCATCGTATGCGTGTGATCGAGCCGCGCCCTGAAGGTTGCCTTGGGTATTATTTTGTGTATTTGGCGAATTTTGTGCTACTTGTATCGACATGACATTCCTTTGCAAAAACTGCAAGGGCATGGTGGCCCTTGCATAAATTAACGCACAACCTATAAATTAACACATTCCTGTGTCGCCGCCTTTTTTGTACATGCGGGTGCGCATTTGCTTGGCCTGAGGCTTGAATACGTCATCACGCAATGCGCGTGAAGAATTATTTGTTGCCATAGGGGCAGCAGCTTTTGCCATTGTTTTTGCCATTGGTTTTGCCATAACTGCTCGGCCACCTCTGGCGTAAGCGCCAGAGAAGTTGACCTGACCAGTGGCTGGAGGCGATGGCTTCTTCATGCCTTGCGGCATTTTTTCAGCTTTGCCTGTGTCAACCATGCCGCCCATTGCGTAACCTTTTTTTACTGGCTTGGCGGTTTTTGCCGACTCAATAAAATCTTTACGCGATGGAGCGCCTGCTGCACCAACTTTACGCATTTTTTCGCCAGATCCTTTAGCGATTCTTTCACGTTTTGCATTAATGTTTTCATACAAGCCGCCTCCTTTAGCCATTTTTCCCTTGCCGTCAGCCGCAAAAGCAGGCACTTTTTTGCCTTCTTTCATGGTCATAGGCATGCCGCCATCTTTGTAACCACCAGCATTGCTCATAGCCACGCCGCCAGTCTTGTAACCGCCTGCGTTGCTCATAGCTACGCCACCAGTTTTATAGCCGCCACCATTGCTGTTTGCTACGCCGCCAGTCGCCATCTTGCCGCCATGCTTGAGCTTCAGCTTTGTTTTGTCTGCATGCTGTTGCGTGTCGTGCTGCTTCATGGCCTTTTGAACCATGGCCTTGTCTTGCGCCTTGTCAGCCATGCCACCTTCAGCTTTTCCAAACTTTCCTAAAACGCCTTTTGCGGCCTTGGTTCCCATCTTGGCTAACGGGTTTGCCGCAGATCCATTTACAACTGGCCTGCCTTTAAAAGCGGGATTGTCAAGAATCTTTTTAAAAGAGTTGGAGGCAGTATTAGCAGGCTTCACAAGCGGCTTGAACAGAGCGCCCTTTGGAGCCGCAGCCGCGCTTGCAATACTTTTGGCAACCTTAGCCGCACCACCAAAAGCCATCTTTTTATGACCGCTTTCAGCGTGACCGCCGTCTTTAAAGTTGACGTGCCCACCTTTTTTCAACTTCAAAATCACTGATGGCTCAGTGGTTTCCATTTTTACCATTGGTTTGAATTGACCCATGACATTCCCCTATTAGGTTGCAAGGTTTTGATTTACGCCGATAGCGCCAAGACGTGTGGAGGTTGGCCCACATGCAAGACCCGTTACAGCAAGAGTCATCACCAGACGTTTGATACCGTCAGTGGCCGATGCAGGAGTGTAAGTTCCGCGAACGTCACCTGTGGTTGTAGTGGCAGTTGCTTGGTCAGCATTGACAAAGGTACCTGCCGCATCAGCCAACGTATTGTTGTAGCCAATGTGAACAATGTAACCAAAGTCAGTTACGCGGATGGGGCAACCCAAGATATCGGTGGTGCCTACAACACAAGCTGTAGCTGAGCCAGCGATAGCCACGTTGCTAACTTGGAAGAACGCTTTCTTACCGCTAACAGCCGTACCTGCGGAAGCAACAGTAATTACTTCTGACATAAGTTGTCCGTAGACATCGTAGCCAGTAATGGTGAAAGCGCGAGCTGTAGTAGAGCAGTTAACTTGCAATGCACGAGGTACATCAAGTTGAACCACGTTGGTGTTATCTGCACGTAGCACATATCGACCGCCAAGAGTGCTAGTGGTCAGCAAACTTAAGTTTTGAGCAGCAGCGGCAGTTTGAGAAGCAACCACGTTTGCTGTGTTTAAAACAACTGGAACAGTATCCCAGACGTAAATGCGACCTAGAGGGCCTACGCCTAAATCCATTTGTGAAGGATCTGCAATGAAGTCTTCAAAACCGCCAACCATAGTTGTTGAGGTGGCAGTAGCTGAGTTGTTGACGTTGTAAGTTCCAATGCCACCAATACCTGTGCCAAAAGAAGTGATGAAAGTGCCAGCCGTGACGCTGGTGCCGTTAATGAACATGCCAACTTGTAGCGGCGCACCATTAAGAAGAGCGGTAACTGTTAATACAGTTGTTGCTTGAGAGCCAGTGAAAGTGGCAATGTTTTGTTGCCGAGTGAGGCCCATGTTAGTTTGAGCAGAACCTAAAAAAAGATCATCTGAAAATTGAGGCATCGTCTTCTCCTTGAAAAGCTTGACGTATTAAAAAAAGGGGCGAGATTTTTTGTCCCGCCCCACTTTGCACTACTCGGTGTTACACGCCCGGTGTGCCGTACATGGCACGCCAGTCAGTGAAGCCAACGTCGTAACGCTCTGTTGCTTTGTAGCGCATAGAGTCAGTTTCGAAGTCACCTTCCATGGTTTTCTCCAGCTTGCGGCGCATCAAAAGCTTCATGCCTTCGGGCGCGTCAGTCTGAACCCACCATGCGTTAGGTGAAGTCAAACGAGACAGCACTGCGGCACCTTGGTCGAGCAGACCAATGGCTTTAACAGGGTTGATGTCGTTGTTTGCTGTACCAGAACGCAAGACAGATTTCAACAAAACTTCCGCTTGGAAAATGTTGCCGGGGGCAACCACCAATTGCTTGGGAACCAAACGAATACGCTTACCGTTGTTGTCAACAGCTTGACGGATTTGAATCAGCATCTGTTCGAGAGATGTTTGAGACAAGTTTGCGGCAGTGGACAACAAATTGCTAGCGGTGCCGCTAACGATTGGGTGCGCGTTGGAGTTAAGTTGAATGCCATCGCCACCGGGGTAAGAGGCGTTGAAGGCGCGGTTCAAAATGTTAGCTGACAAGGTTTCTTTGGTTTCAATCAAAGACTGAGCCAAATGTCGAGCGTAAACATTACCAATACGAATGTGGTCGCCATCTTCCACAAGCACTTTGGTCAACGCGAAGGCCAAGCCATACACGTTATACACATAGCGCTTCAGGAACAGCACGCCGCCTTGTTGGTAGCTAACGGGTGAACCGTCAGGCAACTGAGGAGCGGCACCAAATCCATAAAGGACAGGCTCTTCATGATAGTTACGAGGAATACCTTCAGACTCACGAAAAACTCGTGACCATTCATCGGTACGTTGGTCATAGACTCCATCGAAGCACTCGTTGAGAATTGGTTCAACGATGCTTCTAAAGTCCGTACTGCGCATTGGAGCGGCCATTTTTTAGTCCTCCTGTTTAAGCAAATGCGGTAAGTGAACCGAACATTTGTGATTCTGCATTAACGGCACGAACAATGGTGAAGGCATCGCCCCACGCGTTGTTCAAGTCGGGCGAAATGTCAACAATGCGCATTTGACCTTGGACACCGTTACCACTCAAAGTGTTGGACAACGTGGCCGCAGACAAACCTGTGACTTGCGAACCTGACGCTAAAGCGGCAGTTGTGAAATCGGCTTCGTTGCCGATTGCAGTTTGTGCAACCGAGCCATTAGCCTGAATTTCGTAAACGATGTTGATGTCGTTGTAGAAATACGCAACACACGAACCTGTTTGGTAAGTGGTGTTAGCGGGCCATTGGTTATTGACACGGCGCAAACCTGTTGCATCGGTGTACTCCACACCAGCAAAGGCACCAGCAAAAGCTTCGGTGCCAGTGACAGGGGTAATTGTTCCACCCGACGCTACATACTTGACGGGCTGACCCTTCAAGATGTTTGAGGCCAAACCTGACGCGATTCCGCCAGCAAGCGCTTGTGCACGATCCAAACCAGAGGGGTGGAACGACGGGCGCAGACCGAACGGAGCATTAATTGAAGACATAGTCTCACTCCTTGTTTAAAAAAACTTTGCTTAGCCTTCAAAAGTTGGGCAAGCAACGGGTGCATCAATATTGTCCATACCCTCACCTTCAACCGCGCCAAGTCTACGTCCAGAGCTATCTCGTGCCACTTGTTTTGTCGCGTCAAGACGAATCTTGTTCGCTTCATCAAGCGGTGCATCGTGGTGAAAATGCTTCATGATCTTTTGGTAAAGCCCATTTGGGATTTTGAACAAAAGCATCTCATTACACGCTACGAAACCTACATGCTCTCCAGCTTTTACTCGATAATTTTCAAAACCTGATACCTCATTCGCCGTAACGTGTGTGTATCCAAGTCGAATCCGTTTATCGATACTGTCGTAACTGTTTGTGGTCGATAACCAAGTCACATGGAACCCGGGTATCTGGGGGGCAGTGGGCAATGCCTGTTGTGTCCATTCATCCTTCCACATTTGCTCTGCAAAATGCTCATCGGTTGATACGAACGTTTTCTCTGGGGCCTCTCGACTTGAGTCAAGACTTGCGCGATCTTCGCGTCCACCAGCAGAAAGATTTTTCTTTAGACGTTTATCCATTTTTTGAACTCCTTAGGTATTTGAATTTTTTGCTTCGAGCGCGTAACGTTTAATCATTTTCGCTCGCTTGACAGGATCTTCCCACATACCTGCATCTTTCATTGCTTTCACTTTTTCGGGTGATAGCGTGATGGTATTTCTACCCTCTGAAGATGATGCCTGTTCGCGACCTGATCCTGTTACAAAATTTCTAGGCCTCTGAGTTCTGGCTGGATTTTCGTCCATGTCATCAGTATACCTATGTGGCAGCACTTTTTGCAAGCGTTTGTCAAGCTCAACCCAATAATCTTGTGATGATGGGTCGTACCCTTCGCTGACAAGTTGCTGATCCTCAACCAAGGCAATCTTTGAATCTCTGTCTTGGCCGCGAGGGTTGTACCAATTGTTTTTTGCAATCCACCGCTGCGAGTGACGCGTGACCATGGGATCTGGCGCTTCTTGCTGCTGTGGTGGAGGGGTTGTAAACCTGCGCTTTTGATTAACTAAATTTTCATAGTTGCGCGTAGATTCAGCCAACAGTTCCTGTGCGCTAACCATCAAATCGCCGTTGCCAGTTTCTGCGGCTTCTTTAATTTTTTGTTTAGCGTAAATGATACTGCCTTGCTCATCGCCAATTCGCTTGTCTATTCGAGCCAAGTCCTGCCCTAAAGCTTTTCGCTCGACAACTTGAACGCGCTCCAACAACTGTCGGTTTTGCTGTTCAAGCATAGCTAGCTTGGCATCTTTTTCTGCTTGCACTGAGCGGTGGTAGTCTTTGCGTGAGCGACGTTTTAGGCGCTTAGCTTCTCGAATGGCTTGTGCTTCAGGATCTACAAATCCATTGGCTTGTATCTCAGCAGCTTCCGCCGCCGCATCATCTTCATCGGCTTCTACAGGATCTACCGATTCGTTTTGCGTGGCCTCTGGGCTTGGGATACTTGGTGGTAAGTCAACGACCGCACCACCATCTGCCGCTTCCTGAATGTACATAACCTCTTGGTTGTTTTGTTCTGTACTCATATGAATGCCTTCATTGCAAGTGGGTTACCAGTGACGTTGGCAATCAATTCATGGTCGTTCAGAA